ATTTGCACAACTTGAAGGGCAATCAATGGTTCTTAATAGCGACCAAGCGGGCAGTACAACTACATCAACTGGTGCTACTAGCGGCTTGCGCGGTTTGGATAGTTATACTACTGGTGCTTCTAGTGCTTACGGTACTAGCGGCACGGCTATTACAAATGGTATTCATACTATCGCTACGGTTAGTAATGGCGGCACTACGGTAACTTATAACAAAGTGGTCAACATGGCTAACGCCTTGCCCCCACAATATTGGTCGCTAGATTCAACTGCTTGGCACATTAGCCCCGCAATGATTCAAACATTGCGCCAATTAAAAGATACCGCGGGTTTGCCTTTGTTCTTGGAATTAGGCGAAAAAGATGGTTGCGCGATTGGTCACATTTTTGGTTGGCCCGTTATCCCTAACGCATACCTTTCCGCAGATTTCCCAATCTACTTGGCAAACTGGAATCGGTTTTTGACAATCGGTGATACCGAACAAATGAGTATCCAAATGTTTGAACAAACACAGGCGGGTTTTGTGACCATGTACGCAGAAAAAAGAATGGTAAGCACCGTGCGCGACCCATTTGCGGGCGTTCGTATGTCTGCCGCCTAAAAGGGGGCTTGAATGTCAGTAAATAGCGATTTACTAGGTGCGCCTTACGGGGCATCTACCCGCAATCCGTTCAGTTATGTAAAAACAGAACAGATTGACCGTGATGTAGTTACGCCTTGGTTAACCTTAGATGAAATCACCAATCAAATAAATTTGTTTGAAGATGAATCCCAAGATGGTTATTTGAAAGCATTAGAACTTGCGGTTCGCCAAGCCATTGAAGATTATTTAGGTCTATCTATTTTTTCAGTTACCTACCGTGTTTGGTACGGTGCTGAAAACTTAGCCGCATCGCCCGTATGTTTGGATTTGCCCGAAGTATCGCAAAACCAATATCCCGATATGTCAGGCGTGACAATTGAACGCGTAGCGTATTGGGATAACAGTACACCGCCCGTTTTAACGGCGGTTTCTTCTAGCCAATACTATTACGATGCAAGCGGCAACAAGGTAATTATTCAATCGTTGCCTACAACCATCAATAGCCAAATGACCGCGCCGATTATTTGCGATTACACGACCGCACCTAATCCGTTGCAAACTTATCCCGTTATTAAGCAAGCGGGTTTGTTGTTGTTTACGCACTTGTATAACAACCGTAGCAATACAACTGATGTGCAGTTAAAAGAAATTCCGTTTGGCGTGGCTACATTGCTACGCCCATACAAACCTTTGGTGATGTAAATGGCAATTGCACGGTTTGAACAAATTACTGTTAAAAACCTAGCGTTTGCTAAAACTGATTTTGGCGAACAAACAACCGCGCAAACCGATTGGTTTAAAACCCGTGCGCGTGTTCATTCCGTTGCCAACAGTTTAAAGATTTCTGAAAAGTACCGCCTTTATCAAGATGTAGTTAATTTCACTTTGAACTACACGCCTAATACGCGTGAAATGGTGCGTAACCAAAACTTGTATTCAATTACCTACAATGGGTTTGATTGGCGTATTGATAACATCCGTGAATCCGATGATAGGATGATGGTGGTTATCATTGCTTACAGAAACGACCCAGTAACGGCGGTATAAATGGCAACGCAACAGAATCCAGTACAGTACGGCAAAGCGATTCAGTATCAACTGCAAAGCATTGTTACGCCCGTACCCGTGTATGCCGCCTTTAACCGTAACTTTGCAACGCAACCCAAATTCATTGTTTGGATGCTACGAAATGTGCATCAAGATGTTTATACAGGGCCAGTTCAATCCGTTAAGGGTATCGACCGCCCAACATTTCAGATAAGTATTTTTACGCAAGTAATAGAAGATGGTTTCACTATTTCCAATCAAATACTACAATCGCTACATGGTTATAGCGGTTTGTTTGGTGGTGCAACAAATGGTTTTCAGATTGCTAAAGCAGATGTTTTTTGGCTTTACAACACTTATGACAATGATGAAAAGTTAGCCCAAATTTTTCTTGATTGCACCCTAGATATTCCAACATAAGACAACCCAACAACTTTTGAAGGAACTTTTAAAATGGCACTACCAAATAAAATAATGGCGGGTTTTAGCGCGGCGTTGTATGCCCAATCAGGCGCAACCCCGACCGCACTAACCCTTACCCAACTTTCAACCCTTGGAAATGTTGCACCTATTGCGGTTATAGGTAATCTAATTCCAGTTGAAGCCGTACCCGCATTTGGGCAAGATGATGCCGTTGCTAGTTTCGGTGTAGCGGGTTCGCGTCAATCTGACAAAATCCCAACGCAATCCGCACCTACATCGTTAAGCGTTACCGCCGCTTGGAATCCTAGCGACACAATGCTTTTGCTGATGCGCGGCGATGCCTATAGCGGCTTGATTGACCGTACTTTTGTAGTTAGTGCTACCGAAGGGTCAAACATCGTTTATTACGCCTTTAACGCCCGCGTAAGCCAGTTTACGATTGATTCAAGCCCTAGTGCTGAAGCCAAATGCAATTTCACCATTCACCCCCGTGGAAATCTCTACGGTTGGTCTAACAACGCCTAAAGGAATATCATGGCAATACCAAATAAAGTTTTAGCAGGGTTTAGCGCATCGTTGTATATGCAAAGCGCGGCAACGCCTACACCACTTACAACGGCTAACCTTTCCGTATGGACAGGGCAAGTTACAACCATCGTAGGCACGGCGGCTAACGGTACTGGCGGCGCGGGTGTTTTGTTGCCCGTGGAAGCCGTACCCGCTTTTGGTCAAGATGATGCGGTTGCATCTTTTGGCGTGGCGGGTTCACGCCAAAGCGATAAGATTCCTACGCAATCTGCGCCTACATCGTTAAGCATTACCGCGGCTTGGAATCCAAGCGACACCGCGTTATTGCAAATCCGTGCTGATGCCTACAACGGTACGGTTGACCGCACTTTTGTGGTTGCCGCGGTTGATGGTGCTAATACGGTTGCGTATGCGTTCAATGGTCGCGTTTCTCAATTCACAATTGATTCAAGCCCAAGCGCAGAAGCAAAATGCAACTTTACAATTCATCCGAGGGGCAACCAATACGGTTGGTCTAATAACACATGATGACCGTAGAAGATGCCGTAGAAGTTCTAAGCACTACCTACCAATCCCTAGATGCGGTTGCACAAGGAATGGTAGTAGATGTTGAAGAACTAGAAGATGCCATTGCCGCCGCCGAAGCAGATTCAGTAGAAGCGGTATGTTTAAAAGTTCTAAGTAAATACAATAAATAATATGCAAACGACAATAAAAGACAGTAACGATTTGTTGAACTTTTTAGTAGCCCAATCCGATTCGCGTAAGGATTGGTTTGGGTTTACCGCACAAAAATTAACTGCTATTTCTTTGGCGCATGACATTGCCGCAAACCATGCGGATAAGTTTACGCCCGATGAAATTGTTGATTATGTGCATACGCTAAACAACGCGTTGTACCAAAAGATTATTAAGCCAATGGGTTAATTATGTCGGGCGTTACCTACAAAATTGAAGGCTTAAAAGATGTACTAGCCGCGTTTGAGGAACTAGCCGCAGATATTGGCGACAAGAAAGCGCGAAGCAAGATTCTAGTACCCGCGGCACGGGAAGCAATGAAGCCCGTGTTAACAATGGCTAAGATGAACGCCCCTAAAGATAGTGGCGACTTATCTAGGACAATGCAAATTGAAGCCCGCCGCCCAACTAGAAAAGACATTCGTTCTAAATACATCACCGAAAAAGATACGGTGATTGCTTTGGTAACAACTAAAGCATTTCCAAAGAAACTTAAAAAAGAATTCTACGAACAAAATGCGGCGTTGTACGAATCAGATAAAGCGCAATACAACCGCAATTTAAAAGAAAGAAAAAGGCAAGTTGGCGTTCTATCGGATGCCCGTGCAATAGCACAAGAATTCGGCACGGCTAGAAATGGGGCGCAACCGTTTCTACGCCCTGCTTTGGAATCCCAAGCCAATCAAACCGCCAAGCGGCTAGGGGAAATTTTAGCAAGGCGAATCAGTAAATACAGGATAAAAAATAAATGACAAAACTAAGTTCGGCATTTGGTGAAAAGTACCAAGCAAAACGAAAAGACCTTTTAACCCGTTCGTTTGTATTGAATGGGCATACCTTTAAGGTTCGCATCCCTTTGGTTATTGAATCGGATGCTATCTATAAAAAGGTTGCTAACCCTGATGAAGAAACAATAGAAAAAATCTACCAAGAAATTACCGCCTCATTGCGGCAGTTTGAAAGCAACCAAAACGAAGATTTTGAATTTACCGATACTGATATTTTGGTTGAAGGGCGTTCAATGCGCGAAGCCGCCAAGAACAAAGCCATCACCGAAGCCCGTATTACCGAATTCTTTAAATTGTTAGTTCCTGAAATGGAAGGCGTAACACTTGAAGATTTGACTTACGCGGATATTGAAGAAGAATTCCCTATTGCCGTGCAAATGCTAATCGTGGAAAAGATTGGCGAAGTAATTAGCCCAACCTACAGGGAAGCGCGGGGAAACTAATAGGCTCGTTGAAAAGCCAATGCCTAGCCGCAATGATTTTCAACGGGCATACCCTAGAAACAATTGAAGAATTAGACGATGTAACCTTGGCAAACATTCAAACAATGTATGCCGATGGAATGATTGGGAATTACGGCGTTCTTACGCAATTAGCGACCCTGACAAACGGGGTATTTAACTATATGCGAACCGCAAATTCACCGCCATATAAACTAGCCAACATTTTGGGTAGTGCGTATGATTACATCTACCCGCCTTTATCTGCTGACAAGCAAAAGGCGGCAGTAAATGATAGCCTTTTAGCATTTATGCAACAGGCGCAAGGATTTGATAAAACATTGTTTGGGGTAAAAGATGGCTAATATGATTGCCCGCCTTGGTGTAGCCCTAGGCATAGATACCGCGGAATTCAATAGAGGTATTGAAGCCGCGGGAAAGAAATTAGAAAAGTTTAGCGAAGCCGCCGAAAAGTTTGGCAAGATTGGTGCGGTTGCCTTGGTTGCCGCTAGTGCCGCCGCACTTAAATACGCGGATGACCTAGCCGATGTAGCCGAAGCCAACGAAGTAGCCATAGGAACGGTTCTACAGTTATCTAACGCCCTTGCTAATTCAGGTGGTAAAGCCGACAACGCGGGCAAGATGCTATCGGCGTTTGCCAAGTTTATTGATGATGCCGCGGGCGGTTCAGCAGAAGCGCAGAAAACCGCCAAAGCGTTAGGCATTACTTTGCAAGACTTGGGCAAACTTTCCCAAGAAGAATTGCTAAATAAACTGGTTGCCAACCTAGCCAAAGTTGAAGACCCGATTACCCGTAGCGCAAAACAAATGGAGATTTTCTCCAAAGCCGCCAAGGGCGTTGACATGGTTGGCTTTGCGGAAAAGATGGCGCAAGCCAATCCGCTAATTGAGCAACAAGAAAAAGCAATCAAAGCCGCGGCAGATACATACGATTTGTTGGCGCAAACATCCCGCGATGTAATGTTAGTTTTGGCTACGGAACTAGGGCCAATCCTAAAATCAACCATTGATTACATAAAAACAATGAGTGACTACGGCGTGTCACTTGGTAGCATTTTTAAAGTTGTATTCCAAACGGTTGCGGTTCTTGGTGCTAATGTTGCATTTGTCTTTAAAGGCATTGCTGATGAAATTCAGCATACCTACGAAAACGCCGTTACTTTAGTTACCAAAGGCGTTGATGCGGCAATAGCAGGGAATAAAAAATACGATGCCTACCGCGCATCACAACGCCAAAACTTAGATTTCTTTGAATCGCAAGTAATGGGGACAAGTTACGGGCGTAGTGGCGTTGATGAACGCCGTACAGATAATCTAAAATCAAAATCTAGTGGTGGTGGCGGTCGCCCCGTAACTGCGGCGCGTGATAAAGATGCTGAAGCCGCAGAAAAAGCAAGATTGCGGGCATTAGAAAAATACTTTAATGAACTACAACGGTTAGACAAAATATTATTAGATGTTGCGGGCAAAGAAAATAACGCGTTTACTGATTCATTAAAACGAATTGAAGGCGATGAATACGCACTAAAAATAAAGAACGGCATTTTAGATATTGAAAGAACGACAAGGGATATGCGTTCTGAAGATATACAACTAACAAAAGATTTGTATTTAGAAGAACAAAAAAGATTAGAAAACATTAAGGAAATTGAACGCAACAATCTTTTGACCATTGAAGCAAAAGAATATTTGGTTGCACAAGAAAACGCATTAGCCAATGCAACCGAACGCTATCTACGCGCACAAAACCAAGCGGTTAAAGCGCAACGCGAAGGAACTGCTGAACAAGGCTTTATGAAAGAAGGCGCAAAGTTTTTCCGTGACTTGCCAACCGAATTAGAAAACGGCGCAAAGGCTTTTGGTTCTGTAATGGGCAACATGGAAAGCGCGTTAGATAACTTTGTTCGCACGGGAAAGTTATCGTTTAAGAGTTTGGCGCGTAGCATTATTCAAGATTTGATTGCTATTCAATTGCGGGCATCAGCAACGGGTTTGTTTAAATCATTGTTTGGAATGTATGCAAGCGGCGGCTTTGGTACTGGCAACGCGTTTGGCAATGCTGACCTTGGCGGGTTCTTAGCCGATGGCGGTTCGGCTAATGCCAATACGCCTTATGTGGTCGGGGAACGCGGGCCTGAACTGTTTGTACCGCGTTCATCAGGTACAGTAATACCGAACCATGCTTTAGCGGGCGCGGGCGGTACTACGATGGTTACAAACAACTACATTAACGCCATTGATACCAAATCGTTTGAAGAACGCCTATACGGTAGTTCTAACGCGATTTGGGCGGCAAATCAGTATGCCAATAAATCGTTGGCGGTGAATAGGGGTCGGGCATGAGTTTCCAAACCATCTTTGATATACAACAATCCATGACGGTAAACAACCGCCGTATGGTTGGACAACAAGTAGCGCGTTCGGGTTATATCACCGTAGCGCAATATCTAACCGCCGTGCCTTGGGTGTTTACGATTCAACCCCATGCCTACCTTTACTATCCGCAAGTTCGGGATATTATCCAAACCATTGAT